CGCCTTTGTGAGAATGCCGAATTTGAGTTCAAGTACTATCAGCGCCGCGATAATAAGTGTGAGAACAAGGAGGATCGGGTGCGAGCTGATGAGCGTGAGACCCGTGCGAACGCCTCCAAGGAGGGAGGGCATTGCAGTAAGACCCATCATGAGAGGCCCGGCTGTGGCCAATGCCGCGCCCATGCCTTCAATAGGTTCAAGTGCGGATCCGGCAGATAATTTGAACTCGTCAAACTTCTGCTTGAGCTTGTCCATCATGGAGTACTGCTTGTTCTGTGCATCGGCAAACTTCTGAGTATACCCTTCAGATTCCCCGATCTTGTCAGAATATCCTTTAACTGCCTCTTCAGTAATTCCCAGCGATTCATAGAGTTTCGAGACATCGCCATCAGCCTGTGTCACTGCTGTTCTGAAAAGCCGGGTGGCTGCTGATCCCTGGATACCCTTATCTTTCAGGGCAAGCATGACACCAACAGTATCATCGAGTGAGATCCCGAGCTTATCAACATCTTTAGCAAGATAATTCATCGTGGTACTGAAATCAGCAAGATCGATTGTTGAATTCCGAACAAGGAATGTAAATGCATCAGTATTTTGATTTGCATCTTCCAGCGGGATCTTGAAGGCGGTGAATGCCGGGATCATGATGGTCGTTACATCCTGCGCAGACATTCCCACGGCATCGCCAAGGGTATCAAAAGCTGTTGCGGTTTTTGCAAGCTCATCGGTATTTCGCATTCCCGCCCGCGTGAGCAGGTCAAATGTTTTGGTAACATTCTCGATCGGGAATGTGACGTTGGTTGTTGAGAGGGCAAGTTTGCGCATCTCCTCAGTAGATACCCCAAGCTGTAAGCCGGTAGTCCCGAGTGCGGCATTGGTCTTGACAGCCGAATCTGTAAGAGCTAGGATCGCCACCCCGGCCCCGGTCATGGCCGCACCGATAGCCACGCCATGCTCTTTGAGGGTTGCGGAGAAGCTAGAGAACTTACTTTCAGTCTTATCAAGCTCTCCGCCCGCCTCTGATAAGCCGGTTTTCAGTCCTGAAAGATCCGTGCCGATCGGGAATGCGATCCCGTTGGCGAACGCTTCAAGTCCCATCAGTTACCTCCTTTCGACGTGGCACCAACCCACGCCATCATGGTATCATAGATCCGCCCGATCCGGCCTTTCCGGGCTTCCGGCTCTTCTGTTTTCTTGGGCTGCCCGAAGTAGTCCGACGGTTTGCGGTTCGCTGTGGTCTTCCTGACCATAACGACGGGTATACCGTTCTGCAGCGTTGCGCAGATCAGGCCGATCCGTTCGTTCTCCATTTTGGTCTGCTCCTTTTCCCGCTCAATTCGGGCATCAATATACGGGACGAATTCGGCAGGCGTGAGATCCCCGAACTCCGCCGGGGTCAGCCCGCCTATCCCATAGGCGATGCGTTCGTATTCTCCGAGGATTTCCCGGAAGGTCTTTTCCCCACCGGAGCCGGGTTTTTTGAGCCACTCTCCTTGCCAAGCCATTCGCTGGATTCGATGATCCGCTTCATTTCCTTGACGAATGCTTCGAACCCTTTCTCCGCGATGAACTGCTCGCAGAGATCGCCGGCCTGCTCGATGGTGATACTCTTACTGCCATATGCGTTGATTGCCGACCAAAGAAGGCCGCGATATGCGATGAAGTTCTTTGCATCAACTCCGCCACGGAGTAGCACCGTAACCGGCCCTATCTGGTCGTCGAACATGCACATGGCATTGAACGATACCCGGAGGTTATAGACCTCGCCCCCGACCTCAAAAATGGTATGTTTTCTGCCGTCCATGTGTCACCTGATCACGGGTGAGCGGTCGGGCCGCCGTGCACGCGGATCCAGTAGATCTTTGGTGTCTTGTTGAGCTCGGTTACGACGATTGACATGTACGTGACCTGTCCGGTTCCTGCGTTGATCGTGAGATGTCCTGAGGGAACTCCGGTCGCAACAACAGTACCGTTAACATAGATCGTGCCGGCGGTTGCAGTCGGAGTGATGATGATATAGGCATTGTCGGAGTACGCCTCAAGGTCATACTCATAGACACTGCCGGATGCAGCCGGGACTGGAGTGAGTGGGTCAGTACTGTCATCCACAACTGAGAAATATGGTGTTGTCAGGCCGGTTGCCCATGTGGTGATCGGTGTGATCCTGCCATTAACTGTGACTTCCATATCTAGGTACGATACCCCGTCATCTTCGGTAGGAGTACATTTCGAGATCTGACCGACCCATGAAAATGAATGCCCGCCACTGTGGAAATCCGGGGGCATAACTACTGTCCATGTGTCCATGTCGCGGTCATAGATATCCGACTGTAGGGTGGCTTGTGCTGCCGATCCGTCAGCCTTTATTTTGAATCCGAGGACATCATGATCGATCCATGTGACCAGTTTGGTCATTATCCCGCCGATGTTGTTCTGTGCGCGGGTTTCCTTGATTGTTGCCGTTGCACCCGGATATTTCGGTTCGTCCATGTTTCCGATTGGGAGACCATTCTGGAGAACTGCAACTCCAAGCGTGCTCTGTACTTCTTCTGTCATTTGTCTCTAAACCTCCTTGTAATCGTAATGTACCACGAAATCCCGGTGCTCCATGTAGAGCGGGATCTCGGTGTTTTCGTCAGGCACGGATCCGGCATCGCGGATACTCACGAAGTAGACTTTCCCGGATCCTGCCGTCATCAGCGTGTTCTTCTTGCGATGCAGGGCTTTCCGGATGAGCTTTGATAATGCCTCTTCCGGTCCGGGTGTTTCTGCCCAAGTGGTGCACTGTACGCGAGTGTGTGCCCATCCTCCCGTGTTGGTGTCGTCATCTGCGATATCGTCAACTGTGCTGACCGTGATGGCTGGAAATGTCGGATTAGCCGGGAGTTTCTTGCGGTATACCCGCGTGGATACAATCGCCGAAACACCAGCATCGGCTTTCAGCGCCGTGATTACTGCCAGTACAACATCATTGCTCATCGCATCAGCGCCCCTTTGATGATCTGGATATACTTGTCCTTGTTCTGGTCAAGCGGGGGGCGGAAATAGGGGCGGGGAGACTGGTTGTAGGTGCGACCGAGCTTGTCAGTATCGGCAAATCCATACTCCAACCTGCGGGAATATGGAAGATCCGTGCCGACCAGCGCGATTACCTGCACGCCTTTCTGTTCCGGGGGTTCGGCATGGATAGAGCGCCGGAGCGTGCCGGTCTTGTAAGGGGCGCCTGCCTGCACATCGTTTTTGTATGCGTTTGCTCCAAGAGTGACGGCAGTTACCGCGTTGGCTTCCATCCGTTGCTGAAGCTCCTTGAATCCGTCCTTGAGCTCTTTCATGCCCCGGATCTCACTTGCCATTACCGCCCCTGCATCAATACGAAAATCACTCCGATAAGCGTTAGAACAAGAGCGCAGAGTTGACCGATTGCCAGAAGGACAAGGTTATCAACTTTTGTCTGGATGTTCTTGATCCATGCATCCCGGCTCTCGCATTGATCCACTCGTGATTTCTCACAGCTTTCCCGGCGTTCTTTGCATAGTTCATCAGTGACAAATTCAGACATCATGTCCCTCCCGATACGAGGTTACAAAGCAATGCCGTCACGCTGTTGGCATGACCGGGTGGCGTGGCGTACTGGATCTCGTAGATATCACTACCGACGATTGCCCGGTGGAGCCGGGTGATTGTCGGATAGACGCCGTTCAGCGCGATCCGGTGCGTGGTGAGCCCATACTCGCTATCGGCAAGTTTGGTTTCCTTGCCGGAGCTGAGCGCGATCGAGCAGGGAAGATCTACATGCCCGGCGAGGTTGCTCCATGTCTGTGTGGGTGCACCGTATCCATCCACGCCATCGACGTACTCCTGAATCGTCACGAGCTCCGGGTAGAAGTTCGCAGTCAGGGCCGGATTCATACGACTATCAATGAATGAGGATTGCACTATCTCAGCTCCAGATATGCATCATCCGGGTTCGGCACGATGGCAATCCCGGTACTCGTCGATTCAGATATGGATTTCTCCCGCCACTGTCTGGCTGTCTCCCTGAGGGCTGCCGCTACTGCCGGGCCGTTGGTGCTCAGGCCATTG